GTCTTTTGCAAAACCCTCATATACTAATCGGTGATACTCGCCGTTAGTTGCTGATGCAGGCAATGTTGGTCCTTCTGTGTATGGAGCATTATTTGCAGGCATGGCATCTTCAACATATAATGCTCTTGGACTCAATCCAATCTTGTTGAGAGATGGGAATCCTTCAGAAGCTGCTGTCTCAAGTTCTTCGGCACTAAATTGACGTACAACGTTTGTTCCTTCACTTCCACGTTCCGCAACTTGCGTCAATGCATCTGCATGAACTGTTTGCGATACTGTACTGTAATCTTGCCAGTTTTGATTATTACCATCATCATTATCAAACAAACCAGAACTATCAACATGCTTAGCAAGATCACCAAAGATATCTTGTGTTTCTTCTGACGCCATTGCTGGCTGGGTTGTGACAAGCAACATCGTTGGTTGCCAACCTGGAGTGTAGGTACTTGCATCCCACGTGACATCTGTTACTTCTAACCATCGTTTAATAGGTCGAAGTTCTGGTGTATATTGTGTTTCACTTGGTAGTTCAATAATATCACCAATGATAACTGGTCTACCAATTTTTGCAACACATGCATTGAAATTAATTTTGATCTGATATGTGGATGTTGGAATTTCAATACCAAATTTTGAAAGTTCCGTACCGACATTTACAAGATCATAATAACCTTTCAGTTTCTTTGCCGACTGATCATAATCACGATTACGGTTTTCCATCAATATCTTATCTTGAATGTTGTTCTGAGCAGTGAGCATATAATCAAATAATTCAAGAGCTTTTACCGTCCACCATGAACATGCTCCTCCAGCAAAAGCAATTGGACGCAAGCGCCAATAACGACTTGGAACAGAATTTTTAAAACTAATCATATTCAATTGATCATTGTCAGGAAGATTAATAATTGCAACACCATACCAATCTTTACCTGTATCCGACCGCTCTACACGAGCTTTAACAACACGATTATCTGGACTACTTCCTTGCTTAATTTTGATTGTTGTTATCAACTGTCGAATACTTGTATCAATACCATACCGAGCTCGTCCTGTTGAAATTTTAATGAAACCAAAATCATATCCAATGTACGCTGATTGAAGTACAGCTTGACCTACTTGAGCTGATCGCCATTCTGATGAGTAAACGGTAAATGCATTTGAAGCAGGAAATAGAGCATAATCTCCACCGGAAATAGCATTACCATCGCCAGTTAAGTCAACGAGTTTAGTTTGTTCATGAACACCAAGAAGTTTGTACAGATTTACATCTGCACCGGCAATTGATAAAGCTTCTTGCGTAATATTATCAATATAGCATTGAGTACGACTCTGTGTTGTGAGTTCCCAAAGACGACACGTTGACCAATCTGATGGTGCGGGACAAAGTGTAGCATCAACCTGATTGCCGTTGGCATCTACCGCACCTGGTTTTAGTGGTACACAACCTTCAGTCATAGTTTATCCAAATAAAAGGGCTGAGAGATTTCTCTCCCAGCCCGTATTTATGCCCTTCTAACTTGTTAAGGTTACGAACCGTTTGCCAGTGCGTTTGGTGGGTTATTTGTACCAGCAGATGTGTCGTCTGCAAAATACAACCATGCTGCGCTAGACCAGTAAAGAATACCGGATACGCAAAGACCCTTAGATTGTGGACGATTTTCCTTCTCAAAGGCAGATGCACTGTCACTTGTGAACAGTGGACCATAACCTGTTGGACCAAAGATGTTTTGTGCAACGAGACGACCACCAACTGGGGAATTACCAAGAACTTGCTGCCAATTTGCGTAAGCAACACCACTAACAGTCTTTGGGAATGACAAGTTTGTTGTGCCGTCTACACCAGTGTTGGAGAAACCATCAACACTCCACGTTTGAACAGTTGTAATGCTACCAACCGTTACATCCAAAGCAGCCTTGATCGCGTTGAACAAGTCTGGGTTAGCACCTGCTGTTGGAATCGTAACAATGATTGATGTACCAAAACCTGTCTGGTCTTCACTCAACAGGAACTTGTTATCAACTGCTTGTACGAGTTCTGATTCACCTGTTGCTGCTTGCAATGCTGTTTGCATAGAAGCGGCAATAACTGTCATTGTGTCGGCAACATTGACTGCAACTGTTACATTATATGTTGTACGAACACCTGCATCGTTCACATTTGCTGTAAAGCTGTAGTTGCCTGTTGGAACTGCTGGAATTGTTGCTGGTAGAACAGGTGTTGCATTAACGCGGTTGAAGTTCACTACACCAAAACCTGCTTGTGCTGTATCGAGTACACCACCAAATGCTACTAGTGCTGCAACGATATCGTTAGCCACGCCTGCTGTCAATACTACTGTAGATGTTGTTCCCTGGAGAATTGCACCTGTTGATGTTGACGTGAATGGTGTGTTGCTTGGTTGAACTGTGAACAGAATACGTGGTGGTTCTGTTGCATTGTAACCATCCTGCCATGAAGCAACTACGGGAAGGCCTGCTGCTGCCATACCTGTGTTTAGTGCTGCAACAAGATTACTAAAAGAAGCACCCGTTGTTTGTGGAATGTTTAAATCAATCGACACTGTTACATCGACAGTACCATTCACATTTACCTGAAGTTGATAAACTGTGAGACGGTTGAGTCCTGTTGATGTTGATTGTGCTGGAGTACCTGTTGGAACTGCGAGTGATGATGCTGCATTCTTCCAAGATACGTCTGTGTTTGCAGCGCCGGCAGCGAGAAACGTGCTAACAACTGCTGATACAGATTCTTGAAGACCATCAATTGCGCCAAGCTTGTCCCAACGTGAGTACAGGGTATTGCCCTTTACGCTTGTACCAACTTGATTTGCTGAACCAGCGATTGTTGAGAGTGTATCTGGACCTGTCCAGCCTTTTGTTGAAGTATAGTTAACGACGCCGTAATGGCCACCTGCTGATGTGCCACGAACGTTATTAAACAGGAAGTTTGCACCAGTATCAGAAACGAATACACCACTTGTTGCACCAGTTGTCTTACTGGTGATAACGATTGAATCGCCGTCTTGAACAACAGTTGCCCAAGTTGTCAAATCAACAAGTAGTTCTGCAACAAGAGTTGTCATTGTTTGTGCTGCTGAGCCAACGATTGAAACTGCACGATTTGTACCATCAATACGGACAGTAGCTGTGTAAGCAGTTGCATCGTTTGCAAGGCCAGTAGGTGTGCTACCACCAGCTGGGAAATTTGGACCAAATTCAATTACTGTATAACCTGCTGCGGCCATAAGTGCAAGCGCATTTTCTGCGTTACGATTCCAGCTTACGTCGAGAGGTTGAAATGCTGATGGAACGTTCATTGTTTCTTCTCCTTAGATAAAATGAAGCATAGTTATTTATAGGGGTACACAGTTTTTGGTAGAATTTCTTGCAAACTTTCTAGAACTGATTTTTCGTTGTTAAAACGCCTTGTTTTTTCAGGTGCAATTTCATTGGTGCGGTGCAGGTTATTTTCTAGCATTTTTGTAATTTCTTCTTGAAGATGCAAAGCATCTTTCAAAGACATATAATGTAGATGTGTTAATGCTCGTGTAGACTGTCGAAAACTTGTTGTAATACTCGTTGTCATTACTCCAACTTCAAGGAAGGTATCAGAACGATTTTGTACAGTGGCCACATACAACAAAGCTGGTGCATATGCTCGTTCTGGTCGCTGCAACATCCATTCCATACTATATCGATCGTGCTTACCTTTTCGTAGATTTGCACATTTTGGACAATGTTGATTTTGATTAACGTGGTTTTCTGGTGCTTGGAAAAATGGACCATGCTCGTGACATGTGATTTTAACTTTACTTGTGCTACGTTTATACACGACAGTACTATAATCGTAACGATCACCATGGACCTGACGTGCACGGTCGATAAATGTTTGCGTATCGAGTTTCATAGATTTACCAGTTGTTGGAGTTTCTCTACAACTTCAGGTTTATTTTTCAAGCTGCTTTATTTTATGCTGTTGAAATGACATGCAGAGAGGAAGAGAAAGGTATTTATGTTACACTTTGTTAATAATTTTTACCCCAAAATGAATTGGCTTGCCATTCCAAATTCTTCTGGCATATCTGCTACATAATTGTCCAGATCGGCCAAACACAAACTAATTTCTTCCACACCAGCTGCACGAAGATCTGAGGCATTCAAAGAAACACTACCTCCTGCACCTGGTAATGTACTATATTTGCCACGGATTTCTGCAAGCGCAATTCGAGATTGAGCCAACGCATAACGACGAATCCAAGGGAAAATCCAACGATCGGAAAGTAAATCTTGCTCTGTACGTTCAACAGATGCTTCAATGAGCACCATTCGTTCTGCAAATGGATAACGTTGTAGTAAGTGAAGTACACGTGTTTGTTCATTCCAGGTAAATGTTACCCGAGCGGCAAAGAGCATTTCCATTAATTCAGTATACTCTGCCATTAAGTGATAACTTAACAAGTCAAATGTTCCCATGTTATACAAGTGTTGAACAACGATTTGTCCGTATACCCCTGCACCATGTGCTGAACTAACAAATGCAGATGTCATACGATAAACACCCATAATTTGAACAATTTTATTATATCCCGCTGCTTTGCTCGACAATACATATTGTTGTACTTCTGGAGCGATTTGCATAAAGAAGAAACCGCGACGATAAGCAATGCTTGCACGTTGACGGAATTCATCAATAGCTTTTGTGATGAAATAGTCAAGTTGCTCTTTTGTTAGTTCCACATCAACAACTGGATATCCAAGCTGAAAACGAATTTCTGTTGCTATTGCAAGACGTTCGTCCATTGAACCATCTGTACCGATTCCAAGTTCACGATACATCGGTGTTGCTGAAATTGCATCTCCACCTGGTTGTGGATTTGTGAATGTTGGTAGTGAGGCAAGTGAAGGCCACAATGTACCAAGTCCGGCTGAAGTAATTACCCACACAGCATATCCAAATTGAAGGGATGGTTGTAATGTACGACCATCGACAGCAATATATGATGTACTACCCGTCATTGTATCAGTGAATAGCATGTTACCATTACAATCAAGTTCAGCTGTAGCAACACCCTTCGTTGCAATCCATTGTGTTCCATCCCACGTCATTACTTGTCCTGTAGCAGAGTTAAACCAACAATCTCCCTTAACCGGTGTTGGTGGAGTAGTCACATACAATAGGTTAATCCATAGAGCACCATTCCAAAGATTTAATGTATTATTTGTTGTATTAAACCAATATGCTCCGGCAGCAATTAAGGCAGGATCCGTTTCTGATATGGTTGGTACAAAAAGAATCCATGCTAATCCATCCCAATAAAACCAATCAGTACCATTGAACCACACAGTACCATTAATCATTTGTGTTGGATCTGTCGGAAAGTTTATGTACTGTGTCTGAATCCAACAACCGTTTACCCAAATATAAATTACAAGAGTTGTTGGATTGAGCCAATATGATCCATCAGTAATTGTTGGCGGAATTGTTGGATCTGTATTCTGTTGATAGAATACGGTTACGGCCTTCCATACGTTGTTTATAATATCCCAAACGTAAAGAATGTCTGTTGCTGTATTCCACCATAAGTCACATGACGTACGATTAAATGGATTTGATGAAAAAGTAGTAACGTCAGTGATAACAACCCACATTGTTCCATCCCACTGCTCTAGAACAGATGTGAGTGGATTGTACCAAAAAGTACCAGGTCCAGGCATTGTTGGTACAGTTTCTTGAATGCGAACATTTACTTGCGCAACCCACGTTACACCACTCCATTGGTACAAAGTGTTGTTTGTACTGTTAAACCAGTAGTATCCAATAGGAAGAGCGTTTGGATCCATATTAGCTTGAATTGCAATTGTAGTAATCCAGATCTCTAGAGCATCATCCCACTTGTACATCTGTTTGGTTGATGTTTTATACCAGTAGGAACCACATGGCGCCGGCTGTTGTAAAGAAGGATCAATAACGGACGTATAGAGAGTTGTATCACACCACGTAATACCATTCCACAGATGTACGGACACTCCATCAAACCAAATTGATTGATCACATATTGGTTGTGTTGGATCCGTTGCATAAATGATCACTGTTTGTGCAATCCACGCTACGCCATCCCAACGGTAGAGAATTTTTGTGACGGGATTGTACCAGTATGTACCAATAGCGATTAGATTTGGAGCTATTGGTTGAACAAAAACTGGCAATGGTAGAAGTAGATATCCATCAAACAAATATAATTTTTGTGCAACAGCATTCCAGTAGAATGTACCAGCATTTGGTGGTTGTGGACTTGCAGGACAACCAGTTGCTTGTCCAAACTGGTAATTTATTTCATCAATCAAATCTTGATACGTAAGAGCATCTTCACCTTTGATTGTAAAATTGAACAGCGTTGGCTTTGTTACACAAGCTGATGGAGGCAATGGAACTTGTGGTTGTGAAGCTAATCCACCTGCACCAATGGACACATTATATGTGTAAGTTACACCAGGAACCAATCCTGTATAATCATTCGGTTTGACACCTGCTGTACCATCTGGTTGTGTGAATACAACTGTCTGTGTTGATGATGTTGCAGCAGTACCTGGAGCATCTCCTGCATTTAATGAATATGCAGAAACACCTTCATAAAAGTAACGAAGTTGGCAATCAACTGGAAATCCTGTGACATATAGAGGTGTGTTGGGAAGAAGACCAGTAATATCCAGGAATGTTGATGTACGATCTTGGAAAAAAGCACCAACAACGAGTGATGTTCCTATTTTATCACCGGCAAACAAGTTCTTATTGACTGTTGGATCAGACGTGTACATTACCCCATCTGTTGGGAGCTTGCTCTGATCAATGGGCGTGGTATCAGCCGTGAGAATGATACCACAATATGCTTGGTTGTCACTCGTACAACCAGCTGCAGGAGTTGGAATATTCCAACTAATACGCGCTGTTGTTTCGCTTGTGCGTTCAAGCTTAACTTGCATGTTAAGCGCTTCAAAGCGTAACAGAGTAGGTGCGTCTGGACTGATATCGAACGTAGACATTAATTATCTCCACATGAGACATGTATTTATCAGTAAAACAAAAAGGATGTGGAGCAATAAATATGCAGTATTTTACAAGAAGGGCTGACAATGGCTTCAAAACGCGAAAAAATTAAACTCGAATCAACTGCCGGGACTGGCCATTTTTATACTACTGATAAGAATAAACGAACCAAACCGGATAAACTTGAGCTAATGAAGTTTGATCCGGTGGCTCGTAAACACGTTCTGTATAAAGAAACCAAACTCAAATAGGGTATGGTACTTTAGTCAAACGTCAATTCGACAATATCTTCAAAGATTGATTCTTGCCTTTTGCGACGTTTTGTAATTTTTGCTTGGCGAGTAACTTCTTTTGCACGAATTTCTTGGTGAATGATAGCTTGAGCCACATACGCATCATCCAATGTGCCATCAAAATTGTGAGTTAGAATTATTTCACGAATTTCTGCAAGAACTTGTGGCACATCAATAAGTGCCTGACCATGGGTTTTCGATCGAAATAATTCCACAATCGGTGTGAGTATTAAATGGTACATCGGTTGATTTCTTTTTCGAAGAGCAGCCACGAAGCGAACTTCTTTGTGATTCAAAAGCAATTCTTCGAGTTCTTCAAGAACATCTTCACAGAAGTCAAAATTTATATTACGATACTTGAGTTTACCAAACAGTTCTGCACTGTCGTCAAACTTCTGTTCAACAGTATCCAAATTTTCCAGGAGATCAAACTCATCTTGAATGAATCGAGATTGTAAGGGATCTTGGCGCAGGGGAATCAAACGAACAAATGCTCGGATTCCATTTTCAATCTTGCTGTAGTCGTAGCCTTGCATTTTGACCTCCATTTGTTAATGTGGTCGCATTCTAAAGCAAGATTATTTTAAGGTCAACAAAAGAAAAAGGGCGATCGAAATCGCCCTTTTTCAAATACAATTTGTTACAATTAGTGACCGTTACCACCACCATGACCACCGT